AGTATCAAGAGCGCCAGGTGCTGAGGCAATCAGGTCGGTGATTTCTGTCTGGACGTATGCTGTTGTAGCAATCTGTGTGGTGTTGGTGTTCGCAGCAGCGGTAGGGGCAGTTGGCGTACCAGTCAGGGCAGGGCTAGCCAGGGGAGCATAGGTGCTAGCTGCCGTGGATATGGCTAGCTTAGAATCTATCTGGGTCTGGATGGCAGAGGTGACTCCAGCAAGGTATCCAATTTCTGTAGTAGATACCGTAGATGAAGGGGAAATCTTGGTCCAATCGATTGCAGCAGCGGCATTTATATCAGCATTGACGATAGAGTTGGTAAGGTTCAATTTACCATAAGCAATCTGGGCAGATGAATTAATATCAGCATTTACTATTGTATTATCAGTAATCATTGTGCTAGTTACAGTGCCAGTATCACCAGCAGTGATAGCAGTTCCAGAAATCTTGGTCTTATCAATCGCAGCAGCAGTATTAATGTCTGCATTTACGATAGTGCCATCTGCTATCTTGGCGGAGGTTATAGCGCTATCCGCTATGTCGCCAGTAGCGATAGTGCCGTCAGCGATTTTGGCTGAGGTAATTGCGCTGTCAGCGATATCCCCCGTTGCGATTGTTCCATCTGCTATCTTGGCAGAAGTGACTGCTCCATCATTAATCTTTGCGGTAGTAACACCACTATCTGCAATCATCGTGGTTGATACGTTGCCAGTGCCAGTTGTAAGAACTACGTTAGCAATGGTCAGCCCGTGAGCGGTGGTGGAATTCTCTGAATGGTCATTAGCCTCTTGCAGGTCCCTGCCGATGACCATATGTCTTACTACGGCGCCAGCGGTATGGGCCTGACCAGAAGAGCCATCAATTCCTCTGGTAATACTTAGGGTATCTCCAGAAGTGTAACTATATACATCCACAATCTCTTCAAGGGATGTATCTGGGTCAATAACCAGGGTATAGGTCTGGGTACTAGAAGGAGTCTTACCACCCATTACCTTAGCACCGCCACCACTTACCAAGGTCATAGTCGTAGCAGTGTTTGTTATGGAAGCAGAAAGAGTGGATTGCTGTGCGCGGGAGGAATATTTACGTACTGTCATTTTTTACCTATCGGGTGTAGTGGACTCGTGTTGGATACTGATTCTGTTGAGCCTTAACTTCCTCAGCAAGTCGCTGGGAGTAAAGCGCAAAAATCTGACGAGTTATATTGCTAGTGCTACCAAAGGTGCGTTTAGTATCAATCTCATCGGCCTGAGGGCTGGTCTGGCTGGTGCGGGCTGGGTCTAGGAATGTGAGCAATCTGTAGGTAGCGCCAAGGACCACCACATCTTTACAACTTAATGGCAACCCTGTCTTGGTCGTGAACACATCAGAATCGCTAGAGAACTGGACAGCATCGGTAGCATAGAGAACCTTCACCGTCCTGCCAGGGGTTACATAATCATAGATACTTACTGTTTGGGCAGGGGTGGCAGAACTACCGCCCCAGGTGGTGATGTCAGCGAACGGCTCGAAGGACCAACGCCGAATCGGAACCCATTCCTTCGATGGTCCGACTTCTTGCCAATCCATAGCAAGGATTGACTGGGCGGTTACATTGGTAGAACCGTCTAGTAATTCATAGGTGGATACAGAAGCACTGTATGTGAAAGTTAGTTGTTTTATTGCGAACATAGAGGTGTTCATAGCCATAATGGTGTCATTGATGGCTCGTTTTACTACATATTTAGGAAAGGTAGGACCGATAGTAACCTTACTATTGGCAGTATGGGTAGCGGCTGTAGTCCCTAGATAGCCACGTCCCCAAGCAGATACCGTCAGGGTATTGCCCACGCGGTCAAAGTTCTCTATCCACATCAACTCTTCGTCAATCTCGATTATGCCTTTGCCGATATCGGAAGTGGAGGAGACGGAGATAGAGGTTGACGTAGTACTGCTAATCGCAGTAGAGAGGGTGGTAGCCCTGTCTTGCTGCATCGTATAACCCTGTAGGTTAATCAATACTTCGTTGACAATATCTGAGAATGTTGCTGTCACGATCCTATATACCTAGCCGTATTCTTTGTAATTGACTTAGACTTGCCATATTCGCCATACTTTCCTAGTACTGACCTTACTGTTCCATTCTTGTTCAACCGAACCACATATCCGTCTCTGATCTGCATAGGGTTAAAACCATAGTGTGTCTTATATTGTCCAGAGGACATTACTTCTTTTTCTTCTTAGACATCCCTGCTTCAGATAGAGCGATGGCTACAGCCTGCTTGCGAGACTTAACCTTCTTGGCAGACTTTCCGATATTGAGTTCGCCCTTCTTGTACTCACGCATCACTTTAGCGACTTTCTTAGCGCCCTTCGCCTTATTCACCTTGCAGGCTTTCCTGGGGCACCAGACTGTAACTTCTCATAAGTCATAAAAGGCTTATCGTTTGTATCTGATGGATATGGCATAAATTTGTCCTCTTTGGGTACAAACTTACCCTCGTATTGCTTTGGGTCATTTGCTGGCATTTTATTTCTCCTTAAAGCTCATCGTGTTTCCGTCAAAAGCCTTACCGGTTTCGTTGGATAACATCAATGCAGCCTCTATATCTTTTTTCTTGGTGGATATTGGCTCTACTCCCTGCCTCACGGCAGAGTAGTATAAATCCAATTCTGAGTCCCAGTTCTTCTCTTTGGTCTTATCCCAACCTCTTCTGGTAGAAAAGCATCCTGTGAACGATAGGCTTGCAACCTGTAAACAATCTGAATATGACTTATGATCCTGAGTCTTGCATCCAGACCTACAATTCGGATTTCTCATAATTGAGTCAGAAAAGACGAATATCCCGCGTTAATGAATATCTGTGCCTCTGCATCACTGATGGTAGTGGTAGTGCCACCGAGGTAATATGAACTAGCGGCAGCTAGGGTGCTCTGGCTTGGCGTCTGTTCCTGGGTAACCGTAGATCCGTTTACTATGAAGGTATAAGGACGTGGTATATCTGTCAAGAACGGATTCGTCGTGTCTGTAGCCGAGCCACCAGTAATAGGTTTTGCGGCAAGACGTGAGTATGGCGTGAAAGAGTTGTAATAAATACCGTGAGTCTCCCAACGCCAAGGTGTAGTTAATCTGTAAGGCATATCTTCCTTTCCTAATTTATTCACCACTAGGCAGGGTTTCAAGGCCCTGCCCAGCAGACAACAAACTAGCTAGTTGATAGTTGTTGCAGTCTCGATGCGGAATAGAGCCGCCCCACGGAGAAGGCTCCAGCCACCAAAGAGATACCAGCCGATGGTACGGAAACGACGGAGTGCGTCAATTTCTGGACCGATGACGACTGATGTGTCCTGAGCAAGTGCTTCTGCAAGTGCTTCACGACCAGCAACAACTGCTTTATAGACAACTACAGAGCCAGAGTTAGTTGCGGATAGAACACGCGGTGTCTCAACAACGAATGCACCTTCGAGAACACCGACTGCACCAGCAACGAACGGAGTACGATCTACGTACTTGCTCAATTCCTGGAATCCACCAGCGCCGGATTCGGCACGGAGGTCTGCAGATTGACGTGGGTGCAAATAGGCAGCATACAACTCGCCAATGCGAGGTATTGCCTTGTTTGTACGAAGCTGAACAACAGACTTACGTATAAGAGCGGCCGTCATCGTACTACTAGATGCAATAGTATTTGTACTAGTTGCGGTTCCGCCATATAGAACATTGTCACCACCAATCAAGACGTTGGCTACAACGCTGTCGATTGAGTCTGCAGCGTTGTAAGCGATAATGTCAGCAAGAGCTGAATCAACATCGTTGAATGAAGTTAGGTTCAACTTCTTGGTGGTTGTTACGGCTGAGCCGTACTCGTTTAGTGTTACAGTAACCTGTGATGGGTTACCAAGAGCAATGGAGGAAACATCAGAGGTTTCTGTCAATGTACTAGTCGCTGTTGCGAGATCTGAGTAAATGGAGAATACAACTGACGAACCTGGCATTGCTTGCTGTACCGGCTTGACATCAGCAAGCGCTCTCATCACGGGGATGGAGCGAAGCGCCATACGAACGTATTGGTCATACGCTGTCTGGACTAGGTTGCTAATTGTCGAAGACGAGGTAAGCGTACCTGTAGGAATTGCCACTTATTATTGCCTTTCGATTAAGTTCGGTCTTTACAGCCCAGAAGACCTAATGATTTCATCTAACTCCTCGCGGGTATTTGCGTTCATCAGGCGTTGATAAATCTCTGCTTGAAACTCAGGAGTGATTCCTTGTTCTACAGCATTGGTCATACGCTGATATGCAGCCGCTTGTTTAGGATCTACATTCGGTTTTGCTTGAGCTTCGGCCTGCGGGACTCCGAATATGTCGGAATAGTCCTCAAGCCACTTTGATACAGACTCCTCAGTTGGGTCTATATCCTGTGGGATAAATTCAGCAATCTTGCTGTTTACCCCTCGACTGACGAGGGCGTCTTTGATTGCTCTTTCTCTGTTTGATTTTGCAAGTGACTCGTACTGGACCTTCAATTCGGCTAGTTCTTTGTCTTTTGCTTTTGTTGCTTTACGCAACTGTTTAACGAGATCATTTGAGTCATCGTTCTCAAAGTCTTCGTCTTCGTAGTCGTAGTTGGACATAGTGGTCCTTCTCCCTTAGTTAGTTGTTTCGCAGGCCTCATACCACTTGGGGAAGGTGATATGGCTCCTACTGCCGGTCTTGATGTCTCTCTAACGGGCCGGTTGTTCCGTTAGCAGGCCTTTAGTATTGTCCAGCAAACGAGCGGGATAATGCTTTACTACCCGCTATACCTGATTGACCAGAGAAACTTAATTGCTCCAGTTCTTCTAGTTTGCGGCGCTTTTTTGCAGATTCCGTAGCACCTGATATGCCAAAGGCCTCTGCTTCCGCAGTAGCTTGGGTGAATGGACCCATTCCCTGCTTTTCATAAATGTTTGCAAGTGTTGATGCTCGTGGCAGATAACCAGCGATTGCTTGGTATCCCTCAAGTGCTTGGCCTCCAGTAACTCCATACCTCTGAAGTTCTTCTGCTCTGGATACTCCAGTAGTAAGTCCAGCAGTGAGAGCACCTGCTCCAATCTCAGCAACAGTTACCTTACGCTTGATATTTTCAATGGCCTTATCTGGATCTAGGGCATAGGCAAGGATATCTCCATTGCTTATCTCGCTACCATAGAACTGAGTTAAAGCATCTTTGACCTGTTTAGGCGCATTCAAAATCCTACGTTGTGCAATTTGGATACGGTCCTCTAGCTCAATAGGTGATACATCTCCACTAATAAACTTTTCAAATCCTTCTTGACGACCCATTTCACCACGAGTATAATAGGTTTCAGGTAGTCCGTAGCGACGCATAATATCTTGGTATTGGTCTTCTAGGCCGATGTATGTGCCCTCGTCAAGAGCACGAAGACCCCTTTGAACACGAGCTTTGTTAGCAAAAAAACGATTTTCGTAAGCCTTAGAGGAACGTAGCGCTAAAGTAAATTCTTCAGGTGGTACATCCTTTTCAATTAGTCCACGTAAATCCTCTACCAAGCTCCGTAAACCATACTTATCAAATTCTTTGAGAAGTAAATCAAATGCCGATTGACGTCCTTTAAGTTTTTCCTCAGCGGCTTTAGCAGCGGCGGCTTTATCGGCAGCGGCTTTATCGGTAGCGGCTTTAGCCGTAGCCGCCGCAGCATCTGATAACTTAGTTCCTTTAGCCTGTAATGTTGTACTACTATCAGAATAAACTAAATAGACATCTCCAGTTACTGGATCTGTGTAGGTTCCAATAACGGTTTTACCAACACCACCAGCGCCACCACCACCGCCACCGCCACCGCCACCAGTAGGCCCTGTTGGTCCTGTTGGACCACCACCAAATCCAGCGCCAGTAAATACTCTTTTCCAGCGTCCTTCAGAAACACTGTACGACCAAATGTAACCTTGACCTGGATCTGTGGTTGGCTTAGATAATTCTCTATTTGCTTCTACTGTTGCTTGTGCATCTTGTCTTGATTGATTTATTAGAGTGGTTTTTTCTGCTCCTGTAAGACCCTGAGCATCTGCTAATTTAGATGCAGCGCTTGCTGCTGCAATGGTATTACCAGTATTGATTGCTTTTTCTAAAGCAATGGTAGAAATCTCTATATTCTTTGCTTTTACCTGTGCCTTAGATTCTGTAACGCCTTTTTGTAAAGCCACTAATGGGTCACCTTCAGTCGAAACCATAGGTGAGGATGAGTATGGCTCACGGTCTTCTTTCGGCAAGCGGGCCTGTATTCTTGCCCACTCAGCCTTGGTATATTTACGTGTCTCCATTATTACCCCTGGAATCCAAAGTCACGAAGTACTCGTAACATAGCCGTTGATACTTCTTGTCGCGCTCTATCGGTATATTGCCAACGATTATCCTTGCGTAGCCCTCTTCTAAATTCTGAAAGGTTAGTATTTTTAGCCAACGCCTCTTGCACATACCTATCAGTAATATTTATAGAATTATATGGAAGTTCTAATTCATCAGACATAACAGTCCTATATGGACCAACAATATCCTCTATGTCTTGACCCTCATCAAGCAAACCTTTTACATAATCAGGCATTGCAGTCTTGGCATAGCTACGAATCTTGCGCTCAAAGGTGTCAATTCTTTCTCCGCCTTGTATAGATCTGATTATATCTTCAATCGTATTAAAACCTAGAACTGACGGAAGCATTGTCTCCGCTATACCATTTCGCCTAGCTACATTGAGTAAAGTATCATAATTAGTGCCTATTTCACCGCCGGTAACACCCTTCTTGAATTTGAAGCCAGAAAGTGCCTCACGGAGAAAGGTCTCATCGTCTTTGCCAGAAAGAAAAGCGTCCTCAAGGGTCTTATCATCTAACTTATCATAGCCTTCTGTGACTAAGAGCTTATTTATTCTTACCTTGAAGTTAGCTAAGAGGTTCTTGTAGATATCCCCTCTCTCTAGCATTAGAGAGTAGTTATCACGAGCTTCCTTGTTGAGTTGCGCCCAAGCTGACTTATTAAGTAAATCAAGCGCCTTGTTCTCGTCTTTTCTCCAAATCTTAAATACTTCCATAAGCTGTGTGCCGTATTTTTTATCGGACAACAACGCAAGACCAACGCCGAGTTTGGCACCTTCGGGACTTTCACGGACTTCTTTTAAGATACCTGCAGGATCAAATTCGTTCAACCACTTATCAGCAGCAGACTTTGCTGCTACCTTTGCTTCAGCGTCACTATCACCACGCTTGCGAGCCTCTTCATATGCTTTATTGTAGACCGTTTGGTATGTAGTAGGTTCTGCCATCGTTAGCCTCCTAATGCCTTATTCATCCACGAAACAAATTCAAGACGCTCCTTACGACCAACGCTTTCTGGATTGTTCTTTCTTAGGCGGCGTTCAATAAGAGCATCAATGTCTGCTTCAGCAACGCTGGGCGTAACGACCCTCTTTGTTCCACTAACAGTACTACCATCTCCACTTATTGAGGTTTTATTAGTTATTGAGGTTTTATTAGTTACGGTCTTGGTACCCTTTTCGTACATCTTATTGATCGAATTGACTAGATTCACGTACCAGTCTTCACCCTTATCCTCTTCTGATATACTTCTGCGGAGGACCTTTACAGCTATCTCGTTGATATGTTTATCAATTTGACCTGCAGTTTTACGAGTGACGGTTACATCCGTATCGGTTGTAGATGTTTTGCCACCTTTATCCCTATAGATGCCTGATTTGTCTGCGAATCTTAAAAATTCTGCAGTGGTTTCGTTTCTATTAAACGACATCGAATGCGTATGCCTATCCTCCAACATTTTTTGATAGGCAGCAATTAAATCTGGATCCCACTCACCATCTACTGGAAGTTTACTCCCATAAACCTTATTGAGTTCTTTAGCTAATCTCTTTCTTCCATCGACAGAAAGGTCTGCAATATATTCATATGAGCCGATTTTGTCTTTTTCGTGACTGTCTTTAATTTCCTCTTGTAGCTTTAGCTTAGCCTCCGCCTTGGCCTTTGCTTCAGCTTCTGCCTTGGCCTTTGCTCCGGCTTCGGCCTTGGTCTTAGCCTCTAATTCTTGCTTAGTTAAGGGTGGTTCTTGATAGGATCTAGGATTAGCAATAGCCCCTTTTAATTCATCGATATGTGTTTGAATATTTACTTTAGCTTCTTCAGGGACTCCTGGAGAAGCTGAAACAGTAGCTAATTGTTTTTCAAGTTTTTTTAGAGTAGTTTGGTATAGGGCTGTAGAGATTTCCTTATAGTTTTTCTTGAAGTAAGAGGCCGTATTTGATTCAATTTGATTAACTAGAGTAGAAAGCCTATTCACTCTCTCTGTAAGTTCATCTATATCCTTCTTTAATTGACTGCGACGCTCCGGTGCCACAACATTTTGAGGAACACGGTCAAGTGCGCTACTGGCTTCGGTGGCTTCGTTAAGCGCGGCCTCAGCCGCTTTTAATTTGTTGCGAGCAGAAATAACATTAGGCTCACTATCCAAGTAATCCTTTAACGTTAGTTGTTGCATCTATCTACTCTCCCAATAGTCTACTGAATATGCTGATATAAGCTGCTCTTGTGTTTTCATTTAGACTAGATAAATCCTCTAGTCTTCTAAGCGTAGTTCCTTTTAGTGCGTCCAACATATCAGCATCTTCGCCAATCATCTCAAAGGCTTCTTTTTGGGATTGGTATGACTTATATGTATCAACCATATCACGTAAAACCTTTTGAGTCTCAGGCCTGATATTTGCAAATCTTGAATCATTTAACATATTATTTAAGTCATCAAGTGCTCTGACTCGTTCTATTGCGTTCTCTCTGCCTCTACCTAGCCACTCTTGAACCAATGGATGACCTGCAAAGAAACTGTCTTTCCAGGAATTATATTCAGCACGTAGTACTTTTCTAAACGTTGGATTCACCGAAGTAGATAGTGTGGCATCAAACTTTTCTTTTCTTTCAAAATATTCCTGAACATCTGAGGCGGTCTGTACCTGTAATAGATAATCCTCAATTCGTTTTTTGCTTTGTAATCCCATAGACTTCATAGTCCTGTAGGCATCAAACGAGAAGGCTCCATCGTGCGGAATTAAGAACGCGGCTCCCTCTTTGTAAGTATCAAATAATTTCTTATTAGACTCTACGAAATCTGCCGCATCCTCTGCTGCCCTGAAGAACCCTACGGTATTTCGTTCTGATTCACTTACCGTATATGGCACTTGATTTGGATATAGTTCAACCCATTTCAACATTGTTGCGTTAGGGTCACCGTTGTTTTTATCCATCAAATTATACCAAACCTGTTTCCAGTTTGCATTATTGGAGTCTTTAACCCATTCTGCCATTTCTGATTTTAACTGGATTGCTGGAGATGCTGGGAGAAAAAAGCTGTAGGCAAATCTTGTAGCCAAGATAGCAAGCGTAGTGTTCTTTACTTTTTCTCTATAGGCTTCGCGCTCTGCTACAGAATTAGCTTGTAAATTTCCATTTTCATCATATCTTTTTGGTAAGGCGTTTCCAGTAGCCTCTAGATAAGTAACGGCTTTTCGATATGCCGATGCATACTGTGAATCTCTTTCGTCCTGACTCATCATTTTCAAAAAACGGCTCACGTGCGCTGGCATCATTCTATCTAGAACTGGTTGGTCTACTGCATACTTACCTAAAGCGAGCTTTGTTATTGTATCCGAAGCCTTAGTTTGACCACCAAATGGTAGGTCAATCAAGTTAGTTAAAACTGATATTGACAATCCAGCCAAAGGACCAGAAAATGTAGGCATTATAGAATCTGGATTTAGTGATGGCGTCAACATCTTGATAGAACCACCAAACTGAATGGGTAATGGAATTTTGAAATCTTGCGGTATGCCCATACCAGCAAAAGCTGCCTGTACTGCCCTGTAACCAGGAGCCGTCATAGGATAGACAAAGTAGGCGTCCCCTTGTTCATCCTTTTGGATAAAACCATTATGGTCAATACCGTCGAATACCGCTGCCGACCTAGCAAGGGCCTCTGGATTATAGCGAGCAAGTCTAGCCAAACGTCTATAGAAATCCTCTTGAGCGCGATAGAATCTAGACCAATTACGCAAACTAAACGCTACCTGAGATCTGATCAGCGGATTATCTACGTATGATATAACTTGCTGAATTGCTCGCTCTTCTGCCGCTGTAGCCAACTCTTTCTTAGCTACTTTTACAGCGGCATTGTAATTAACTGTTCCCTTAGTTGTGCCTTTTGTCCAGAAGTCAATAAATGCTTGCTCAAAACCAGTGCTTTTCATTTCCTTCCGAATGCGAATAGACTCGTAAATGGCCAAAGGCTGACGAGATATACGGGCGTTAGCAAGACCTAGCCAAACCCAACCATTTTTTATGATATTTGATGCACGCACGGATCCTTCTACCACTGGAACTAACTCAGGACCTACATATTCCAAAGGTAGATCGTTTATGTCCATATCTCGAACATCGTCTAGGCCAAGTTTGCCAGTTATTGTGTAAGTCTTTACACCTTTGCCTAGCGGAGTAGATGGGTCTACTTGACGAATTTTGTTTAAGAGTTTGGTATTTATTGATTTACCGTCTCTTTTAGTGACTAATTCTTTTGCTCTATTGTAAACCTCAGCAGCATACTTAATATCATCAAACTCTATGTCATTTACTGCAGTTGCTTCTTTCTTTAATTGTATACCTCGTGGAGTTTTTAGCCAATCAGTAAGCATTCTTATGACTTGATCTTTAGGTAGGTCAACATTTGCTAATGCAAGTGAGCCAAGCTCATCGTTTCCTAAGAAAGACAAACGTAATAAGTATCCGACCAAAGATGACTCAGCCATATCCCTAGTAATCGCACGTGTCCCAAAGCCAGCCACGCTTGCTGAAGTAGCATATTGTTTACGTGCAGTAGTCAAATCCAACCTAAGAGGCCTTACATCTACTCCTAAATCTTTAACTAACTGCAACACGCTCTCATTATAGGTAGCACCTAGGGCGAAGTTAGCGGCGCCTTCGGACACTGAGGCAAGCAGATTATCTATATTACCAAATACAATCTGTTCTGTAAGTATTTCTATAGATTCATCATCTATAAGTTTAATACCAAAATTTCTCAAAAAATTATCTAGTCGGCCTTTTGTCAGAGCCTGAGCCATAATCTGCCGAGTTTGACCGACTACTCCGCCTTCAATCTTGCCCTCTATGTCAGAAATCTTAGTTATAAGTTCATTAGATCTCTGAGCGTTGTAAGTCAGAGCGTTCATAGCGTTTAGTTCTTTTCTCAGTTCTATAAGCTCTTTTCGACCTGAAATTATTTGCTCATCTAATAACTTAATTTTTTCAGCATTAGCAGTTGCTTCTTTTTTATTCAAGAAACGTAGGAATACGCCCAAGGGATTAGCCGTAAATGCCTCAAATTTTTCTAAACCTTTAACATTCTGTATTGCGGTATTCAGCCTGGTGGCTGTATAGCGCTGCTTCATCAAGCCCCAGGGACTTGTGCCCATAGCCAAAGCGACCATCAAGTCTTCCCCAGCGTTACGGACTGCATAACGGGGACCAGCTAAGGTAAAGAATGACCAAAGGTTAACCACGCCTTCAACCCATTTTGAATTAGCAGTACCAAGTAGCACTTTCGCTAAAACGCTTTTACCTGCTAAAACGTCTAGATCCCTAAGACTTGGTGCCGTTACTACGGTGTTCATCTCGCTAGGCAGTAACGCTTTTCTGGCTAATTCACCCTCGCCAAGGCCGAAGCGCATCTCGCCTCTTTTGGTAATAATACGAGAGATAGTATTCGAAGTATCTGTTAAATCAAGACCGCGAACATTTACGGCTTGCTTGAGTAAACCCTGAAAGATGTCATACTTTTTACCAACAGAATCTGTTCCTGAATATAACTCTCGTAATAATGCAGCAGGTTTCTGAGGCATAAAAATTAAACCCAGTCTATAGATTTGATCTGGAGCGTCTTTTGCTAGTAAATCAAACAAATTGTTCTTAAACATCGGAATAGGACTGAAGGCTCTTTTGATTCTATCCAAACCAACCGATATCTGGCGCAAATTGAATCTAGCGGTACCTTTTAAGCGAACCCCATCAAGTGCTTCTCTTATTTTACCTGGATCCATATTGATAAGTTCGTCATATAGACCATCTGCATTATCTGGAGAACCAAATGCTGCATTTACAAGAGTAGGTGAAACCTTACTTATATCAAAAATTTTATTAGCTTGGGTAAGTGTAGCTATCCTAGCCTTACGAGATAGAGTAAGTTTTGGAAGAATCACTCTTCTACGAGCCACTGCTCCCCCAGAAATAACCTTGATTACATCGTTAGTGTTCTCAAACCAGGCCTTAGCGGTCGTAGCATTAGTAATTGGAACCGTACTATTGATAAACTCATCAATTACGGACCTGCCAAACTCTGGCATAAGAATCTGCAATTCTTTCCGAGCCTCTGCTGCCGCTTGGGGGTTTACGCCCTTTGATTCTTTTAATTTCTTTAACGATACACCAGCCTTGTCCCAAAATGCGATCGTATCTGGACGATTAAAGTAGTTTTCAAATTTAGCACCCTTGCTTACTGCTTGAGAAGCCACAACCTGAAGGGAATAGTTGTGCAAGTCGTAAAGTTTTTTGGCCTTAGATCCTACTATGAATGGGTCTGTGCGTAGACGGAATATTGCATCGCCAACGCCAGAAACCATTTTGTAGAAAAAACCTTTTTCATAAAGGTCACCTGGCGTAAAGATGTCTATGATATTTGCTAACTGACGACCAGGTGAGAACTTAGCGGCGTTAACAGCGCTTAGCGCTTCCTCAAATTCTTCCCTAGCCTCACGGTTTAGATCTACACCATTAACTACTTGTTTGTTTGTGGGATCGGCTATCCGAAGATAATATTTTTCTTCCTCGCTAGCATTTTGGATTAAGTCAGCGATAGCAACGCCTTCACTTATTTTCTGAGCTATCTTAATTTGAGCATTGCCGTATTTTTTTACAGCTTTTTCAATACGACCAGTGTTGTAGACCTTCTCACCATCTTTACCTGCTTCATCCCAGGCAAAACCAAATTCATTGCGTTCAATAATGGGTATAGTCAAAGCACGATAAGTTTGACTGACACGATCTGCTAGAAAATTCAAACCCTTATAGGCTTGATAAAAAGTATAATGGTTAGCAGTCCCAAGCCATCCTTGTTTTGGCTTTTCCTGCTCAGTCTCAAGACCAAATGTATCAACAAGATTTTTTTGCTGTGCTTTAGGTAATGTGTCGTAAATCGCACTAGCTGTTTCTGCAGGCATAGCAAGCAAATTCTTATGAACAGCAAGAGCTTTAGCCAGGTTATCTATGTATCTCTTATCGCGTTCTGATAAGCCCGCCGCTTCCGCCGCAGCTCTTAATTTTTCAGGCATCAATTTCCTCTTGATAAAGCGTTTTGATATAGAATTGCTATTTCGCCGGTATTATCGTAAGGAAGCATAGCCGCTAAAATATTCGACAACTTTGGTTCAGCGCTTGCCATTCTCATTCCAAGCGCTTCTGGTCCAGGACCATCACCCATTGCAATGCCTGAAGTGATTGCCTCATCTGGACGTTGTGTTGGAGCATATAAAGGAGTCACTCCCCTAAGTTGGCTTGGAGCCATACCCATATCTGACTTTGACATAGGCCTTGTATCAGGGGTCGTGGCCAATGGCGCACCACCTTTGATTGCAGCAGTCTCTACGCCCTCGCCATAACTTGCGCTAGGTAGCGCCGTATCCGTTCTCTTGGAGAACTTGCCAGGGCCTGCGGCTCCCGCTAATGGACCTCTAGCCATTGCCGTCCTCCATCTTCTCTAAATCTTGTGCGAAATCTTCCCAGGCTTGAGTTACCTCAATCTTACGTATCGCGTTGTATTTTGCTAATTCTAAAATCTCATCTGATAATACTTGAAATGCTGTCGTCATATTATGAAAGAATCCTGCTATCACCACTAGGAAATCAGCGAAACGGATAGAACGCGGGATGTAATTTGGTCTTATTTTCACATTCTATCCTTTCGCATCGAATAACTAAGCCCTATTGCCTTTACGACCTGCTGCAGAATAACCAAATTTCACTTCTCCGCCTTTTGGCTTTGAAGTATCCCTTTTGCCTTCCTTTGATTTAGCCATAGAAGCCTTTGCGCGACCACCTTTTTTCATTTATACACCTCCTTAGCCTGTTATTTGAGCGAGTAGAGTTGCTATATCAGGACGAGCGCCAGCAGCAGAGGCCGCACCAGTCATCATTTCTGGAGTTGGCTGCGAGGCAGGGACTGGGGCCATTCCTGCTGCTGGAACTTCTATGCCCATAGGAGCTTCTGGCTCTGGTTCTGGGGCGAATACTTCCTCTACCACCGTCTCAAGTTGCTTACCCTTTTGTCGGCCTTTAATGACTTCAGCAATTCTTGAAACAATGAGAGAAGGATCTTGGCCTTGGGCAGCGAGCGCTGGGATAGTCTGAGCATACTGAGCAACAGCAATACGCAGAGAATCGCGCATCTCTTCGATATCCACACGTTGCTCTTCTTGGGTGACATTTAACTCCATAGGTATCTCGCGTCTTACATAATCTCTTGAAACCAACTTGTCGCTACGCATCTGCAGTAGCGCGATGATTGCTCGGTTGGGGTCCATACCGGACATAATCCCGTAGCGAACATCTACTCCATACTCACCGGCTATATGACGGCTAGGCACATACTTCATATTGAACGGTGTGCCGTCATCCACTCCCTTGATTTCCTTGGTCATAGAGCCGAATATTTTCTCGTCTATCTCAAAGCAGAGAGATACGAGTTCGGTGAATAGACGAGCGAACTGTGCTTGTGCCGCACGTACCTGAGTGTCAAAGCCTGCTTGCAGGGCCTGTACTCCACGACCTGTTATCACAGATGCTTCGATGTTACCGCTACGCACCTCTGGATAACGAGAGCCTAGACGTAGTTCTCGCTCCAGCGTACCAGATTCTGCGAAAATCCCTGGCGGAAGCTCCAATGGTACACGTCGGATAGCCTGTGGATTGGCAGAGCGCATAATCGCATCGGGTCCAAGGGCCAACTCCTGCACATCTTGCGGGATAGCAATAGGAGCTTGAATGCTCTTCTCCGCTGCCTGTATCTGTAACACCGCGAACCTGGCACGTGCTAGTTGCACCGCTAATATGTCATCGAACTGACCACGCGGTTCACCATCTAGAGAGGAACGGATGGCTGCACGTGCCAAGCATTTTCCGATAGGATTCGGCAAGTTAGATAAAACTAAGTTGTTACGATCTGATATGTATATCAGGTCTTGGTCTTTGTCGTGATAACGGACCATTGAGACATAGGGAGAACCAGCATAGCTCTTGTTTCCGATTATCTGGCTGTAGAACTCTGGGTACTGCATCGCCAGACTCTCCGTGTCGGTGTTTACCACCTGAGTGATTGAGATGCAGCGACCAAAGCGGTCCATCTCAGGATACACACCAAATGGGTTGAGCAGGCGAATGCGAGGATTGTTCGTCTCATAGTCCATCTCAACGATGGATGGCAGCATACCGTAGGTGTTGAACCAGTCAGCGCCTTGATACATCTGAATCTGTAGTTCAGATGAGGAGACATAATAGTTAGCGATACGGGTTCTAGTATCTGCGGATTTTCTGGCAGAGTCAGAGACCATATTGGTAGCAGAACATTCAAGCGCTGGAAGGGGTGCCATCACCTCGGCGAGGTCACGAGCAGCGATATCTACGAAGTTGGCAACAAGAGGCTTTGGGTACTCCTCGGAGAACATAGCAGGATAGACCTTGCTGATATCTCCCTGACGCACAGATAGCACATCACGCATACGCTGATCGCGTTTGGCGTACTTAGTCTGTAGCCGTGCTATCTTAGCGATTACCTCTTTGACTGTAAGCATTTATCCTTACTTCTTGCCACGAATCTTGATTGTTTTGATTCTTGACACTGCAGAATTTCTAGCTTTTTGATTTTGGTATTTAATTTCTTCTGCATATCTATAAGCAGTTGTACCAGACTTAGCATCCCTTGTAGCAGCGGTTCTTTGAGCGTTCATAATTTTTTGTCTTTGTTTATTAGACTTGCCTTCAAGAATTTTTACATTACTCTTAGGTTCAGCAAATTTTTTAGTCTTAGCAGATGTCTTTACTCTTAGCTTTGCCGGAGGAATTACCTCTGTTCTTTTGGTTCCCTTGTAAACTTTTGTTATTGCAAGTTTTTGCGCTTCAGTTCTTTCAGCAGTAGGAACTGCTGCGGCTCTCCTGTAAGCAATTATAGTTGCCATATCTCTTTGGGAATAACGAGGCGCTACATCCTTTGCAGCCTTTGCAGCCTTTGCAGCCTTAACAGCCTTTACA